ATAGATCCTCCACCATTTCTCAAAGAAAACCCTACATACATATTTCCAGTCAGTGAGGATATATCAATCTTCATGGTACTTCTTTCAGTTCCAAAGGTTTGACTTGCTGCGATAACAATTTCGTTTCGACTATAATTCAGCTTGGGGGACAACCCAGCTTTATTAATGTCTTTTGTGGAATAGCCAACAACCTCCATTGTGTTGTAATTGGTAACATCAACTGGGTTTTTCCACTGATATCCACGTGTGATACTGCTAGAGCCAGAAATAGTCATTTGGATATATGGGTCAGCATCTTTTCTAGAGATATATTCCTCATCTTTTACAGCCAAGATATTCCGATTGATATCGACATACTCCTGCTGGGTGCGATCAAATACCATAATCCCTTCTTTTGCAAACTGATTCCACACAGCGTTTACATAGACAAAACCATTTATGGATATCCATTCTCCGCCTGTGTACAGCATCCCACTTGCCAAATGCAGCAGCACCGCATTTTTCCGTCCTACATTGATCTCAACGCCAGTATCCGCTGTTTTGAGCCATACCAGGCCCTCTGTGCCGTTCTCAGGCCGTGTAGGGCTGAGTGCGTAGCCGGTAATGGCTGTGGCAGTGTTTACCCATACAGTGTTCTCTCTGGGGTTCGTGGGCTGTGTGGTGCCGCCTACAACTTTTAGGTTTAGCCCACCACCGCCACGGGCGTTTGTCGGTCCAATCATTTTTATCAGCTCCTATGTCCCAATTTTCCAGAGGACTACTGACGGAATTGTGATTGCTCTGTCCGGGATTGAGGCACAATAAATGTAAATATACCCATTTCCCGGGACACCAACTGGGGCAAAATCGAAGTCCTCAATATCGCCAGGATCAAAGACAACTTCCGGAAATCCATCCACCCGAACGCCAGACATAGGGATTGCCACCCTATATGGATATGCGTCATAGGCTTTATTTTCATCCGCAGCCCATGCGTCTGCTTGTACCGTGTAATCGTTCAGCACGGCAACAGACTCTTTGATACCCTTAATGGACGTATCAACATATTCTTTCGTTGACGCATCACTTTTCGCGACAGGTTCGGGCAAATTTCGGATAAAATTATTTCCCATGGAAATTGGGCCGGTCATTGTCCCGCCTGTTTTCGGCAGCATTTTGTCCGCATACTCCTTGCTTGCGGCATCGTCATTTTTCTGAGGGGCAGGGAGCCCATACAGGCGGTACGAATTTACATTCAGGTTTCCGGACAAATTTCCGCCGGGAATGGATCCGCCGTCTGCTTGAAAAAGCCCGTTCAGAATTTTCGCAACCTTATTCAGGTACTCTTTGGTTGCTTTCCCGCCCTCATCAAACTTTGCTTGGAGTTCCCGCCAATCAAGGTTATCATCGGTGCCGGGGGTGTCCCCCAGCTTGCCAATGATTTCCATGTCTTTTTCAAAATATGGGATTTTATCCGCCATAGGTTACACTCCTTCCCGAACGATTGCCCGCTGCAATGCCCCGTTCCCAGATCCTACCTGCGGGCTGATGCTGTCAGACGGACGGCTTCCGCCCTCGCTGGTTGTCTCCATGCTCTCACCGCTGCCAAACTGCTGGGAAGGTGAGGCAACCGGCATCCCCTGGGCCTGTTTCAGCTCATCGATCAGCTCTTGACGTTTGGCAATAGTGCCTTCCGGTAGACGCTCCAGGAACTGGATAGCGTTGATATGGCCGTTGTTCAGCAGGTTTTCGCAGGTCTGTACCGTGGAAATCTCGGACCAATAGGTACTTGCGCCCACATCGATCTTCACAGAAAGCTGGATCTGCCTCAGAATGGAGAAAACGAAGTCTACCATGCCCTTCTGAGGCGGCAGATTCATCCCAAGGGGCTGCATCTCTCCAGGAGCGCCCATGTCCAGCTTCTTTTCAACGGAACGTGTGCCATAATAGACGGACATCATGTCTATCCAGATGCGGCAAGCGTCCTCCATGCACTGATAGTCCTGCTGCTTGGTCATTTCCATTGGCGTAGAGGCGGCACGCTGCAACGCAATGATAGCGCTTGTGTTATCCGGTCTGCTGTCACCCATAGCAACATCAGAAGCACCCAAAAGGGTGTTGGTCTTATCAAATGACAGCTCAATGAATTGGGCTATCTGAGGGCTTACAGCGGCCCCCTCGATGACCTTTGCAACGCCGTCCACGTTGCCGCTGACTCCGATTGCCGTGCCCACATCTCCAGACCACCCGGAAATTTTTGTCTTGTCATAGACATACTTTGGGAAAGCCGTGGTCAGGAGGCTGATGCCAACCAGGGCGAACATCTTATTGATAAACTTCTGATTCGGCAGAAGACCGGTAATCATGGCTTGCCCATGGTAACGGTCCCGGACAAAGTCCCAGTTCAGCCAAATCAGAGGGTAATATTTCATCCCTGTGTCGTAGGCTTCCCGGATGACGGCTTTCTCCACGGCCTCCATGCACCAGATCGTCTCCGTCTCCCGGTTCCTGAAGTAGTAGGTCAGGACCGTGACCTTGTCGTCCGTGTAGCTGTCATACTCATTCTGGAATTTCTCAGAATCCGGGGTGATTTCCGATGGGTCGCTGACTTTGGTCATGCCGTCCCCGTCTTCCTTCCAGCCTTCCACACGCCACCGGACATCCTCCACCAGTTCCCGGCGCACCAGGATAATGTACGGCTGCTTCTGTACATCCTTGGAGTTGGGATTGCCGAACATGACTCGGAGGTTATCCAACATTTCGGCGCAAATTTCGCCTTTCACAGGCTGCCCATTGTCAACAGTGGGGTCAAAGTAGAAGTGCATACACCCATCACCGGTCACGGCGGCATTTCGCAGCAGCTCCCGGTTTTTGGATATGATCTTGTTCCGCTCCATAATGGCGCTGATTTGCTGGTTGACGATCTGGCAAATATCGTCTAACTCTTTGGAACTGTAGGGAGATGTGGAGGGCATGGCGGAGGCCTGAATGGACATGCTGTCAGAGGTGATATTCGATACCTGGAAATTGATAACACGTTTGAACATGTTGTATGTGGGTGTAGGCAGTCCGTTGCTTTGGACTCCTTCCCACTGATTCCCGATAAAAAAGTCCTCGTTCACCTTCACAGTGTCATATAAGCCGATTGCCTGGTTGAAGTTGTATCCCTTTTCGTACTTTTTCAGGACCTCTTCCAGATCAGGAATTTTCTGTTTTCGTGCCATTGCCTATCTCACCCCTCGGCATTTCGTTCCATGCGCTGCTTTTTTGCTGTCTCAATAGGGTCAAACCCTAGAATACCGGATAACCCGGCATTGAAATTATCAACGGCCCTTGCCGCTTCCCGTGCCTGTTCAAAGTCCGGCACAATGCCCTTTTCCAGGTCTTCTGTTCTGCGGAGAATATCTTCCAGACTATTTCCGATAGATTCTAACGAAGCATAAATTTCCGGCAGCTTTTCCACGGATACCGTGTCCGAGTCATGGATCACGGTCTGCAATTCCTCGGCAATTGCCGCTTTCCAGTTGTTCACCCCGTCAATCTGCGTTTTCAGGTTATCCAGTTCAGCGTCCACCCAATTGAGCGTGGTACGGTGCAGCCTGTTGATTCTCCGATTCAGCAGATAGAGCAGCAAAAGCAGCACAAGAAACATGAATGTTGCGAATGCTGTAAAATACTCTGTAAAACTCATGATATTCTCCTTTTCAGAAATAGCCCGGCACACGCCGGGCTATTTGCAGTTGTTTACGCCATATCCTTTTCTGCAACGCCGGAGTTGTACATTCCGCTCTTGGCGGCATAGGCTCGCAGCTGGTCGCCAGAAGCCAGAGAAACGGCGGCAGAATAGGGCTTGGCATCCACGCTGTACCGGGGGTCGGAACCGTTGGTGGTGTAGTAGATGGTTGCATCGCTGGTGTCGCAGGTGATAGTTGCGCTCTTACCGGACACGGCGATCTTGGGAGTAGCGCAGACCTTACCGCTTGCGCAAGCTACCAGAATGCCGTTGGCCTTCTTGCCCAGGACAAAAGCGTCAAACATCATACGGAATTCCAGCAGGTCACCGGACAGGGTGGGAGGATCCACATGGCCCTTGAAGTCCTTGATCTTCATGGGCGCAATGGCCGCCTTGGGGTTCAGGATCATAAACTTGGCATTGGCCGGCATGAGCTCATTGATGAAGGGGACAACGTCCATGTCATCGAACCGGCCAACCGTGCCCTTGGTCAGGGTCTCCTTCGCCAGGGATTCCGTCTTGATCCACTCATCGGCCAGAGACAGAATGTGCAGATTCTCATAGGGCACGATCAGCACAGACCGGCCGGTGACTCTGGCATTTCGCTGGATGTTGTGGAACTTGATAATGGTTTCGGCAATGTTGGCCTTGGTCATTTCGCCGGTCAGTTCCATGTGGATGCCAGCGCCTTCAGCCCACTTCTCCATGCGGTGCTTGTCAACAGCGGGAATGATGACTTCGTCCCGGTAGGCGTTCATGACCTCACCGGCCCGCTTCATGTTGAACTGCTCCACATTATTGCCCTTGTCGATGGACAGGGACAGGGACACGTCCTTTGCCATGGTGAAGGTCTGCTCATCGTCACCGACTTCGTGGGTTTCGCCGTACCGGCTTCCGGTGCCTACCTGCTTGTTCCGGTCATAGTTCTGAAGCGGGGAGGTCTGAATGCTCTTGACATGGACCGTCCGAACGCCGGAAAACTCCTGGTCGATATCGTGGTTGAAAAGGCCGTCAGTGAGGGACCGGTGCTCAAATCCCTTCATCAGGCGCTGCATATGCTTTTCGGAAAAATGGATAGTAGTACCCATATGTTTTTATTCGCTCCTTTACTTATCGAGTGCGGAGAAGAAGTCGTCAAAAGCGTCCTTCTCCCTTCCGCCGCCGGTGTCATTCTGCCCCGGTGCGGCGGTGCGTTTGTTCTTCTCGTTCTGTGCCTGGGCCGCAGCCTGCTTCTTCTGCTCGGCAAGTTCAGCCTGTAGGCGTGTATTTTCCAGCTTGTAGTAGGCGTTTGTCAGGGTCATACCCCCCTGTACATCCGCCGCCAGCTTGTTTACAAGCTCTTCCGTGAGCTGTACACCGGGGAAGGTGTCCCGGAATTCGGCAATCTCACGGGATGCTCTGGAATTGGTGTCCTCTGCCTGGGTGTCCTGGGCAGGGCCGTCCTTGTCTGGACTTTCCAGGGCTTTTGCTTTCCGCTCCGCTCTGCTTGCCCGGATCTCCGCCTTTGCCTCCCGCTCAGACATCCCCTGGGCTTTCAGCACCCCAACCTGGACATTCTCAATCAGGTTCTCAATGGGAATTCCAGAGGTCTCAGAGGCAATCTTCAGGGCCTCAAAAATGGGGGCCTGTTCATCCAGATTCTTTTGCAAATCTGCCTGTACGGTCTCCAGCTTTCCCTTGATCCGGTCATAGTCCAGGCCCTTCTGAGCAAGCTCGGTCATTTCATTGACCCCAACGACCTTGTCCTGCTTATTCCAGCGCAACGTAAATTTCTGTTCCTGTGCGGGCTGTTCAGCCTCCTCGGGCTCCTTTTCAGCCTGTTCCTCACCAGATCCGGGCGCGCTTCCTTCTCCGGTGTCTTCGCTGGGCTGCTCTTCCTGGGGCTGCTCCTGCTGGGCCTCCTCGGCGGCTTCTTCCTGGATATCGGCGTCGGACTGGTTGCCTTCGCCAATGTCAGCTTCACCGTCATAGGCTCCAAAGAAATCGTCAAAATTGGTGTCTTCCATGTTGTATGTCCTCCTTTATCCAGCTCTGGTAGGCTGTATATTCACGGCTCTGGTAGGCCGTTGAATTCGTTTTATCCGGCTATGTAGCCCCTGGAAATGTGCCCCCCGCACATATAGGAGCGGTAATCCGCCCTGGAATATTCTTCCTCTTCCTCAATCTCTTCGTTTTCCTTTTCGGCGTTGAGAATGTAGGTAGCGGCAAAGTACCGCAGAGCATCCGGGCCGTGGGTGATACCGTGGGGTTCCAGGCTTACGTCATTCGGTATCTTCTGGCTGTGCTGAAGCGCTTTCAGGCAGTCAATCAGCGTCCGGCAGGTTTCAAATATGATGAGGCTTGGCTTCCCATCCTCACGGAGCTTGAACATTTCCTTGAGCATAGACCAGCCCTGGATACGGTTATTTCCGGCCTTAATGAGTCCCACACCGTTCTCAGCGAATACCGCCGCCTGGGTCTTGCCGTCTGTCCGGCTTCTGGCCCACATATCAGGCGGGGCAATAGTCCCCATTACGGCCTCGTCCGGCCTCGTCAGCTCCAGCTGTTTTCTGGCCGCATCGGATACCACCAAATCAGACTGAGCAAATTCCCGGTAGACATAGCAGCGGCCCGTTTCGTCCACGGCAATCCAGAGGCAGAAAAACATGTCAAGGCCGTAGTCCATTGCCCTGTACCGTTTCCAGTGCCGGGGAATGGCAAATGGTGTACAGGTGTGCACCCCGTCCTGGAATTCCTTGAAGAAGATACCGGCAAGGATGTTCCAGTCACCGAACCGATGGGCCCGCCGGATATCCTCCGGCAGCTGCTCCAGCTGCTTGACGTATTCCGGGTTTGCGTCCATAAGGTCCTTGTTGTCGTCCACGGTAGCCGGGATGAACACATAGTCCTTTGGGTCTTCCCCATCTTTGAACTTCTTGTCGATGAACAGTCGCTTTACCCAGCCATGCCCTGGGCCGCCGGGGTTACAGGTGAGGTAGATCCTCTTCGGAATGTCGTTGGCACCACGGACAATCGCCGCAAGCCCTCGGAACTCCGATTCCAGGAACTGGGTGGCTTCGTCAATGAAGAGCCACTCGTATTCCTGGCCCTGATACTTGCCCTGCACCGCAGCGCCGTATCCCGGCATATTGCCAAATTTGATGGTGCTTCCGTTGATGAAGGTGACCATGTGGTCCGTCTTGTTGTAGGCGAACGCTTCTGGAGGCAGCATTTTCAGCATGGGTGAGATAATCGTTCCCTCCATGTCTCCGTACTCCCGCCGCAGAATCAGGATGCGGATCCCCGCATAGGTCAGCGCACCCAGCGCCGCCTTTACTCTGGTTGCCCAGCTCTTTCCGCCGCCACGGGCGCCGCCGTAACAGGTGTACCGGGCTTTCGACTCAAAGAACGCCCATTGCTTTTCGCTGTTTGGTCTGCCAAATGTGGCGTAGATGGTTTTCGATTCGTTTGCCACTTCGGCACCTCCTTCACGGCAAAAAGAAAAGAGCCAGAACGACACGCAAAATTTGCGTGCTGCTCTGGCTCATTGGCTCCGGCAACAAGTATTCAGTTATGCCCGGTGGTTTATGATGGTCTCCGTCTTGCACCAGGTACAATACAGCGGAAACCGCTTTAATTCTGTTCCTGGGATGATTTTGACCTTCGTCTTCTTCCCGCACTTCGGGCAAAGCAGGTATTTACCGGTTTTCTCCATGTTTCCTCCGATTGGCGCTGACGGAAGGGGTCGAACCTTCACCCTGCTGCTTACAAGGCAGCCGCACCGCCTGTTGTGCTACGTCAGCAAATGTAAAATACTGCTTTTTTTAATTTTTCAATCCCTGTTTGCAAAAGGGGCCGGCCTTTTTTCCGGCACACCCCCAACTCTCGGTTTCTTATAATTATTACAAATTATTTTGGATTGTCAAATTTCATCTCAATTTTGTAGGCTCCGGCAAAATCGGTACGCAAAGGCAGCGCTCGACTCTGCCGCCTATACTAACCTCTTAGCCTTATTTATATATTATTATATTATTATATATAAGCTTATATGAACCATATGAGCTTATATAATTATCATAGCTATGATTCTCTATCGTAATATATTTACACGCATTCATTTTTTCGAAATTCCTTGCTTTTCCCAAACCGCAGCGGGGGCAGGGGGGATGTGTGGGATATATACCTATACGCTCTCACGTCGCCCGCCCGTTTTTCCGCTACCCCGGGGGGTGGGGTCCTCGAGGGGGTGGTTGGGTTGACCATCAAAAATGGCCCAGGCCCCGGGGGATTATAGCCCCCAGGCCCCAGGCCCTGACATTGATTACTGGCTGAATTGTGAACGCAACAAAATAAATAATTTGTTGCGTTCATTCAGCCACTTACAATACATATTAATATATCTAGTTGCACATTGTGAAACATCCACCACCGAAGGACAATACCCTTATTTACCGGCCTCTTTTGCCCTCTTATCATTGGCACCAAAGGAGATCACCAGCTCCTTGACCCCTGCCTTGCCCTGCACCGCTGACGGTCTGGCCCGCTCCTCACCACATGGCAGCATCCGATAGAGGGCCAGGGCTTTGGTGCATCTGGCAGCCGTGGCACTCCATCCAGGGGCCGACATATATTGAGCCCGGCACCACTGCCAAAGCAGGGAGAGGGCCCGCCCCCTCTCGTAGTATGCAGATGTTGGCCCATCCTCTGCCCGCTCCATCACCTCCGCCGCAATGGCCTCCGTGATCCCGGCACGACTGCAAAAGTCGGACCAGGAAGGCAGCTCAATCGTACCATCTGCCGTCATCTGCTTGTAGTCGTTAATCTTACTATTCAGTTCCTTTTCATCCATGCTAAACCCTGAAATGATACGCCTGACAGAACTTTTTTGCTCTTTTTCGTTTGCCATAAAAACAACCTCCGTAATATTGTATATATACATATTATCGCAAACGAAAAAAGCACCGTCAACCCCCTGAAAGAAGTGCCAAAACAGGGGGGCAAAACGGTGCGCAAAAATAGATCAAAAAATTTTATGGAAAAACCCTTGACAAATGGGGCGCCCTATGATATCATGAAGGCACCCGAAAGGGAATACGGACGGAAGGAGGGGCCAAACAATGACGGATAAACAGATGCAGTTTATCGCATGGCTCATCACAACCGCAACTGACAAATGCTCAACCATCGAAGAAGTCCGCCAGATGAACGCAGAAATCCGGAAACACTCCGCCGGACTCACCGCAGAACCAGCGAGCGAGAACGAAGACAAGTAACCGCAAGCAAAACGCCCTTGGAAGTGCCGCAAACACTCCCAAGGGCAACACCCAAAACCAACCAACCAAGTCAATCAAGGGGTGTTTCTATTATATCTCTTGATTGCTGTTAAGTCAATAGACAAGGGAGATATAACCATGAAATACTTTACCGCCTGCACCACCCTGGAGGCCCTGAAAAAGGAATACCGCAGACTCTGCATGATCCACCATCCTGACCGGGGCGGAGATGCCGCCACAATGGCCGCCATCAATAACGAGTATGATGAGGCATTCCACCGCCTCCAGCATCAGCACAGCACCACCGAGGCCAGCGGATCCACCGCCACCGAGGCAGAGGCCGAGGAAGTCCCTGAGGAGTTCCGTGCTGTTATCTCCCGGCTGGTGATCCTGGCCGGTGTCAATATCGAGATCTGCGGCTCCTGGATTTGGATCACCGGTGCCACCTACCCCAACCGGGAAGCCCTGAAGGCCGCCGGGTGCCGCTACAGCAAGAACAAAGTGGCATGGTACTGGCATCCTGCCGGAGAGCACAGCAGGAGCCGGAAGCAGCTGAGTTTGGACGAGATTCGGCAGCTCCACGGATCCGAGAAGATCAGCACCCGGCCCGGCGCGGTCCTGACGGCGTAAAGTCCGCCTTATCGTACACAACCCCTGTTAATATAAATCCAAACGCTGGGCCAACGGCGAGACGGGCAGAAAGGCAAATGACATGACAACGAGAGACATTATGCGAGACAGCAACGACAACCTGAGTTGGTGCCGCCCCGAATCTTACCTCAATGGCCGGGTGGTTCTGGCCATCAACGAGGGCCGGGTTGATGGAATCAGCATTGACGGGCAGGACCTGAGCACCACCCCCGACAACATCCGCAAGGTTGCCCAGATGGTAAATGATGAGTACGACCTCTATGAGGGCCAGACCGACACCCAGATCATCCAGGACGCCGAGCACAAAGATCTCCCTTGCCGCCTCTGCCCCTGGTTTGGGGTGTGCCAAGCAATGGACGAAGAAGAGCCGGACGAGGAAGAGGAGGAATAAGCATGTACGCAGAATACCGCAGCAAATACGGAAAGATCGTCAAGCAGTGCCCCGGTCTTAATGAGTATTGGTACAAGGGAAAGCTCATTGCAGCAGGCAGCTCCATCTCGTCCCCTAACCCGGCAGTCCCTCCAACCAAAGAGGATTGGGCCTTCTGCGTATCGCTCAGAGATAGTGCGGAGAAATAAGAAAAAGCCCGCCGAAACCGGCGGGCCTCTCCTGGAACATCAACGGAAGCTGATATTTCCGAGCTTTTCAGCATTTCAATCCACTCCCATTCGGGAGACGGTTACAGTTTATCACGGCGAACGCCGAAAGTCAATAGGAGGAATTTTTTATGAAAGCTATGGTAGCCATCGTAAGCAGTGGTTTCGGCAATGTCCCCAACAAAACCTTGATTTATCGCCCAGAAGATTCTGAGAATGTTGAGTTGCAATTCCGGGATCTTGTGTGGGACGCCCTTGAGGTGGAATTCCCGGATTCGTTCCAGTTTTTAGAGTGTATGGATGGAGAGTATCGTCTTTTCGACGGTCGTGGGGAATTACTTGAGGCTTTTAACTATCCAGGGGAGTCGATCATTTCCTTTGTTGCCAAATATAGCGATCGAGATGTGCGGATAACCGATGGAAAAGGCGTGTTCGGGTCGGACCGAGGCTTTTCAAAATGATGGAGGACACCACTATGGACACCCGCTACGTTGTTATCGATATGCCCGCCCCCGGCACCGATGGGGACATCTACCAGGAGGTGTACACCACGGCGGAGGAGGCCAACACCGCCGCCAGCTATAAGTGGCGCCAGCTTTCCGCCGGTGAGCGCCTGGGCCGCCGGATCATGGCCGGAGTCGTCACCCGGGATATGCTCCCGGAGGAGGCCACTGACGAGGAGACAGGTGCGGTTGACTGGAGCCTCTTCGGCGACTGCGACACCTTCCCCGGGGCCTTTGACTCCCAGCCCAGCGTCCCCCTCTCCTATGCCATCGTCACCGTCCGGAGCATCTGCATCGTAGATTTTGCCGGTATGGCCGCCGATGTGTTTGAGTCCGATGCATGGTATGATCCGGATTCCGCCGCCTGGATCGTACCGGTAAACCTGGAGGACGATGATCTCAGCCCCCGCTGTGGCGAGTACCGCTTTAAAATCTCCAAGGATGCAGCAACCTATGAGCTTTACCGCAGATAAGGAGGCCCCACAATGAGCACCGCACAAATCCGCTGGCAGAAGGAGAAGACGCAGCGCATATGTCTGCGTTTTAACCGGTCAGCCGATGCCGACATCTTGGCCTATATATCCCAGCGAGGGGAACCGCTCCAGCTCATCCGCCGCCTGATCCGGGAGGAGATCACCCGCACCGGATGGGCTCCCCCCGCCGAGGTCCCCCGCCCGGCCTCTCTGAGCCTGGACGGTGGGGAAAGCTATATCACCCCGGAGGAGCTGCCGGACCACCGCCACGCCATCGCCGACAATTGGGACACCATCACCGCCGCAATGGATCCGGAAGTTTACGCCGATACGGATGCCAACTTCAGCCCCTGCTCCCTGCCGGAATTCGTGGCCCACTATCTGGAGCGGGCCGGAAAGGATTTGATCTTATGTGTGTAGACTCCCAGTATATCCCGGTGGACGAAAGCCAAATGACCCATGTGGAGGCCACCGAGGAGGAGGCCGAGGAGTTCTTCCAGGCCCTGGAAAGCACCCCGAAGCCCACCATCCCAGTCCAAACGGAATAAGGAAAGCCCGATGCAAGAAAAATTGCACCGGGCTTTCTTTATTTTTTCCGGGTCAAATGCCACAGGCAGAACAACAGGATCCCCGCCCCAGCAAGAGCTGCCAGCAGGATCCACCAGGGCACATCTCCGCCCCGGATAAAGCCCTGGTCCGTAACCTCCATATCCCGGCCCACATACACCATCAGCAGCGACACGCACAACAAACATAGTCCCATCAGCCCATACACCAGCGGTTTCCAGGCGTTCCGGGTATCCTCTATCATCTTGTTGCGGTCCACGATGCCGCCTTTCAGGGCCTCTATAGACCTCTGCGCCCTTGCCAGTTCTGCCGCCGCCTGGTTGTCCTCCACCCTCAGGCCAATGCACACATCAATGGATAAGCCCAGGGCGGCGCAGAGTTCCGCCACCTGGATCAGGCCGGGGTTTGCCACGCTCCCCGCCAGCAGCTTATTGATGGTGTACACGCTCACCCCGCTTCTTTCGGCCAACTCATTGTTGGTCCACCCCTTTGCCGTCTTTTCCCTCCGCATGGCCTCCACCAGTCTGCCGGTGGACTGCTCCATATCCTGCCGTTTTGCTCCTTCCATTGCCATTTCTCCCCTTTTCTCCTATGTTGGGGCGCATTCTCCCCACCCGCTCATTGCGTCCCTGCCCTGCTTGGGTGTATCCTGCTTATGCAGCCCATTCCGGCGGCAAGCCCGGCCTTTCGGTGGCACTGGGGGCCGGGCCTTTTACTATAGTCCCGTTTAACGGACTGCATGCCCTGTATTATTAGAACAGTTGTTCGGATACGCCCAGGAGGGGGGAACATAAATCTATACTACCACCAGCGGCCAAGGAATGCAATTGACAATTATCGACAAAAAGCGAGGAGGAATCTCATATGTACGAGCGTGCCCAGCTGATCGCCGCCATCCTGCCCCTCTTGGAGCGAATGCCCATGGACTGGCTCAGAGCTATCTACATCATGGCCCAGAAATGGGCGGACATGAAAGAATAACGCAATCCCCGGTGCAATGATGAGTTGCGCCGGGGATTGCGTTTTACTGTTTGTTGTACTGCTCCAGGAATTTTTGCACCAGTTCCAAGGCCTCATCGAAGAACTCTTCCGGCATTTCCGCCAGGGACCGGATGATTTTTGCCTTTGTGGTTTCGTCCACCATCAGGTCACCGAAGATCTCCGCCAGCTCTTCAGGCCGGGACTTGGCCCGGTAAGGGGGGCCGGTGCCGGTGCGCAGCCAGGACTCGTTGACACGAAAGACGCGGCAGATGTCGGAAATCGTCCGGTCACTCGGCGTAGCCTTCCCGGAGCAAATAAGGCTTGCCATTGACTGCGAAATACCAATTTTTTGCCCGAATTCCGTCTTATTCAACCCAGAGTCTTTATTTATTTGGGCGATTCTGGAATACATTTCTTCCATTTACTCACCTCCTTTTCTACATCATACCACAGTGTAGTTGAGAAAGCAAGAAAAATATTAATGATTCATAAAAAGCTATTGACAATTGGAGCCGGACGTGATATATTATGACTAGCTAATAAATAATATTAATTATTCATTAGCAACCCGTTACCGCTCAAAGAAAATCCGCCCGCTGTTGGAGAGCGGACGGATCCCCACAGGCTTCTTTCCTCCCTGTGCGGCCCCGGATTTATCCCGACTATGGTAGGCCGGGCCAAGGGCCTTTTCCAACAAAAGGTTTTCCCGCAAAGGCAGCGCATTTCGGTTGCCTGTCCCACCGCTGCGCTGTGTCGCCTTGGTGCTAAAGCATGGTAACTATAGCATCAGACGGAGGAACGGTCTTCCGGCATGAGGGCCTGAACCAGAGTTTCGGCAAAAGTACCAGCTGCTCCTATCATTGGGCCTCACCTCCAGACCTTTTATTTGCCACACCGAACAAAAGCGATGTGACATGCTTAGTCTACCATTAACGATTAATCTTTGCAACAAGAACGTTTGAGCGGTAACGGGGAAAATAACAATCAAGGAGGACGCACAATGAAAGTTATCGAAAAAGTTGAGATCGAGGCGCTGGGTTTCCCGGTCGATGGTTACAGCTACAATGCCAAGGTACTCCGGAGCGTAGACGGTGGAGAGACCTTTTGGTATTGCGGATCCGGAAAGTATTTCAAGACTTTCCAGGAGGCCCAGCAGTTCAAGAGTGAGCAGGAGGCAAAGGCCTAGGGGGTGGCAGCACCGCCCCTCACCGGCTCAGTACCCAATCAGCGTACCGGTATAGGCCAGCGCCCATATAGCGTTCATATACTCGTCCCAGCTTGGCTTTGCCCCGTCTTTTCCTGGGTGGTTGTACTGGCTGACAATGTTCGCCGCTTCGTGTGGTGTCAGGCCGTATTGATACCCAACAAACTCGGATATGCGTTTCACGTTCAGGCCGTTGGGACTCATGCCATCCTTCGCCTTGGCTTTTTCATCGGCCACCCCGGTATTGTATCCCTCAGAATACCCGGAGAAGTACGCCGCCTCCTTTGCCTCTTTCAGCTCCCGGTCCTGCTTCTGGGCCAGCATCCCGGCCCCCAGGATCAGCCCGGCGGCGGCAATCATGGCGATAACGCACCAGATCACCCAGGGTTCCATCTTCTCCCGTGGCTTGGGCGTGGGCTTCGGGGTTGGGGTTGCGGTTTCGTCCTTGGCGGTGTTCCCGTAGTCCTGTATCACATTATTCAGGCAAATAACCAAAACCACACAGGATACCCCAAGAGAAGCAGCCCGGAGGAAAAAGCCACTGAGCAGATCGGACATGGTTAGTCCAGCCATAACAATAACGCCAACCAAGCAGTTGTACCTTGTGCAGTATCCGCCCGGCTCTTTGGTGATTTTGACGACACTGTAATATGCCATGATGCAGACCCACGGTTGAATGAAAAACACCAAGTTTTGCACGGTACTGTACAGGTCCTCTTGATCTCCGCCAAGCATCCCCCAGCAAATTTGCAGCAGCCATCCCAAAACCATCGGCCCCAGCAACACCCAGAACCAAAATACCAGCGTTGCCCATAATTTCTTCATTTTTCCCATTCCCTTCAAATTTTATATTATTACCCCATAAGGAGGAATAACCCAATGATATCCACCATGACCCCAGAGGAGGCCGCTGGAATCCTCTATCAGTCCATCCACCACCATCAAGTCACCGCCCTGAAGAATGGCAGAAGCCCGAAGGAGGCAGTCAACACACCGTACTACCGGGCACTGTGGACCGCTCTTTACAGCGTCCTTGATTCTGTGAAGCCGGATCCGGTCCCCTTGCAGGAGGCCGCCCAGGCGCTTCAAAATCACATCGATTTCCGGGAAGAGTTCTTTTCCAAGCCTCTCCACATCATTTCCCCGGACGGTCAAGACCTCGGCCCGGTGATTCTGCCAGATGGTGATGACTCAGACCGGCTTGTGCTGGCTGAGAAAACCGCTCTCCGGTGTATCGAGGAGCGCTTAATTAAGGAGGAATAACCATGAAAACCGAAACAAACATTTACCTGCGCTCCCTGGTTGAGAAGCAGAGGGCCGACTTGCTCAACGAAAGAAGCTGCATCATCAACAGAATCACCGGGTCCACCATGTCCGAAGATGAAATTGAAGACACTGCTTTCAACCTCTCGGAAATCGGGCAGAAGATAAGAAAGTTTAACGGCTTTCTCTCAGACCTTCGTCAAGAGGGACACAAGAATGAGCTGGGCCCGCAGCCAACCCCCGCCCTCTCCGAGAAGACCGTTGAAGCCATCCGCCATCTGCTTGAAATCAATTTGAACAGCGCCAACGAAATGCTGGGCCAAATCAAATGCATCCTGTCTTTTGCTCCGGTTGGCAAAGAGCGGGACGAGATCATCCTGAAAGCCAACACCAAGGTTAGCGAGGCCACCACGGCCCTGAATGAGTTCAACGCCGCCTACCCCTGCCCCAAAAAGCATAAGTCCAAGTAACCCCCCGGGGGTCCGGCCTGGAGCGTGGGTTTCTGCATCCTCTTCCCCCACAGAAGGGCGGTTCAACTCCGCCCTCCCCCCCTCTTTCATACGGCGGTCATGGACTTCTGGGCCGGTCCGATTCCGGCTGCCGCCTACCTCCTAAGGGGCCTCTCCCCGTGCCCGATTCCCACGGGGAGAGGTAAGAAAATCTTATCACGAATCGAATCAGAACGCAACAGAAAGGAGCTTAAATATGTCCGAAAAAGAAAAAACTGCCGCACGGGCCATCAAGGAGGCCCTGAAAACCGCCCCGGCTCCCGCTGTGGAGCAGGCTGCAACTTATCTCTCCGGGCTGGCTGACGGTATGCGTCTGGCCGCCAAGGACCAGCAGAAGGAGGAGAAGGGCAATGAAGCGTAAGGTCCCCAATTCCATCAATATCTCCATGACGGAAACGGTAAAAATCCTCCGGGATAGCGGCTTTTCCATCAGCAACGCCAACTTCCCCGCCCTGGTAGATTCCGGGCTGCTCCCCTTTGTCCATATCATCAAGGAATCCCGCACCGGCCGCCGGACCTATTACATACTGCGCCGGGACCTGGGTGACTGGATCAAGTCCCAGACCCAACCGGAGGAGGTACGGTAATGGAAGACATAAAAATCAGCAGCTCCGAGGTTTTTACAAATGTAATCGCCCCTACTGCTAAATTCCGAAAAGTTAAAAATGGAACTCTCATTATCTACTTAAACAAACCAGCTACAGCCCTAATCATCGGTACAGATAGGGTGAAAATTCAGGTAAGCAGGAATTACATTGTATTTTTGCCGGATAATTCCTCTTGCAGCCGACCTATTCACTATTACGGGAAAGAAGGCACAACCTCCAGCAAAATATACTGTTCTCCTCTTGCTAGCATTGTAGAAGACGGGGCTGTATTTGAAGCGTTTTCTTACTGCGGCGGTATCGCCATCAAGCGGAACCAGCCTATCAATAAAGAGCATGAATACAAGGAGTGAAAAACAAATGAACGCAATGGAATACGCCAAGTGCCGCCAGGCCGCTATCCTCTACCGGAATAAGTGCCGCCAGGTTGCCAAGCTGCAAGAGGCCATGGGCATCTACACCGCCCAGGCCAGGGATTTTGACCGGCAGGATGAGGATGTATTTTCCCTGGTCCGGGCCAACCGGGCCAGGCTCCAGCAGTCCCGGGCATGAAAAAAGCCCTTCCGGATGCGCCAACATCCAGAAGGGGGACAGGGAAGGGGAGAAAGGAAAATTTATGACACCTGTATTGTATCAAAGAAAGGAAGATTTGTCAAATGCGAATCCCTGATTGCTATGACCCCGTTTCCCAGGCCGAGCGCCGGGAGGCAGAGGCAGACCGTGGGTCCGTCCGCTGTGATGCTTGCGGCCACCTGATCCGCCGGGGCGAGAAGATGTTTACCCTGTCCGTAGGAAAGACGGACCTGTATATCTGCGATGACTGCAAGGGCGAAATGGTCGCCTCTGCCCAGATCGTTGGATTCCCCGAAATGGAGGTAATTGCCTGATGGAAAAGACCCATTGGAAAAAGATCGTCTCAGACCCCAACTATATCGGTGAGGCCGATTTCCAGGAGGGAGAAGAGAAGATCGTGACCATCGATAAGGTGGTCCAGCATGAGACCGTGGTCACCGCCGAGGGCAAGTCCCAGAAGGCTGTGTGCCACTTCAGGGAGCCGGGTATCAAGCCCATGATCCTGAATGTAACCCGGTGCAAGTCCATTGAGAAGGTTGCCAATTCCAAATACTTCGAGGACTGGCCCGGTACCCGCATCATTCTTTACATTGAGAACGGTGTCAAGGCCTTTGGTGAGGTGGTTTCCGCCGTCCGTGTCCGTCCCCGGAAGCCCCAGGAGCGGAAGACCGAGGCCTGTACCGATTGCGGCGGCCCCATCCTTGCCGCCAATGGCCGCTCCGGCGAGTATATCGCCCAGTACACCCGCAAACAGTTCCGGTGCCCTCTGTGCTACGCCTGTGCCTTAAAGCGTTCCCAGGCCAAGCAGGAGGCCCAGGAGAGCAAGGAGGAAGCAAATGGTACTGACAGCAACTAACTACTATTCCCGGGAGGCCAACATGGCCTATATGTCCGCCTCTCAGCTCAAGTCCTTCCGCCGCTGTGAAGCTGCCGCCCTTGCGGAACTCAATGGGGAATACATTCCCACCCCCACCAAGGCCCTGCTTCTCGGCTCTTTTGTGGATGCCTACTTTTCCGGGGAGCTGAACGAGTTTATCGAGGCCCACCCGGAGATCCGCAAGAAGGACGGTACCCTGACCAAGGACTTTGAAAAAGCCTGGGCGGATGCTGTCCGGCTGGACTCTGATGAGCTGGCCAACGCTCTTCTTGCCGGACGCCATCAGGTCATCAAAACAGGCGCCATCGCCGGAGTGCCCTTCAAGTGTAAGATTGATTCTCTTCTCACCCCTGCCCAGGTCAAGGCCATCTGCTCCCGGTTCCCCGCTGTGAAGCGCCTGGTGCCCTTTGGCGGCGGTATGATCGTAGACCTCAAATATATGGGGTCCATTCAGTCCGTCTGGAATGACGAAACCCAGTGCCGTATCAGCTATATCCAGTATTGGGGCTACGACATCCAGGGGGCAATTTATCAAAAGCTGGAGGGCAACGCCGCCCCCTTCGTTCTGGTCGGAGCCACCAAGGAGGCGGAGACCAATATCTTTGCCCACTGGGTGCCGGACGCGGACCTTGACGGGGCTATGGCCGATGTGGAGACTCTGGCCCCCCGGTATCAGGCCATCAAAGAGGGGCTGATCGTCCCCACCCGCTGCGGCAAGTGCCCCTACTGCCGCCGCACTCACCACCTCACCGACATTACATTTGCTCAAATCGATTATGAATAAGAAAGGATTTGCTACCATGGAAAAGAGCTTCAAAGTGATGAATATCCGTGTTGACCGTCTTCCGGAGTCCTGCCAGGACTGCCGCTTTGCCGTCAATTCCGAGAATGGCCGGGCGGAGTGCCTCCCCCTCCAGCAGTCCGTATGCACCTCCTATTGGGCCGACTACCGCCGCCACGACTGCCCCCTGTATATGGCCTTCCCGATGGGAAAGGAGGGCTGAATATGCTGAATCATATTGTTATCTGCGGCCGCATGGCCGCAGATCCGGAGCCAAAGGTCACCAATTCCGGCCTCACCGTCCTGTCCTTCTCCGTTGCCGTGGAGCGGGACATTCCCAACAAGGATACCGGAAAAAGGGAAGTAGATTTTATCGACTGTACCGCATGGCGCAAAACCGCCGAGTTCGTCACCACCTACTTCCAGAAGGGCTCCATGATTATTGTAGATGGCCGCTTGCAGATCCGCTCCTATGAGGACAGCAACGGCCAGAAGCGCCGCCGTGCCGAGATCCTGGTAGACCATGCCTACTTCGGCGGAACCAAGCAGCAAGACAAGGAAGCCGCTCCCAAGGAGCCAAGCTATGAACCCATCGAGCAGGACGACCCGGAGTTCCCGTTTTAAGGGGGTGTAACCGTGGCCCGTTCACAGTTCACCTTTTACGAGAGCTTCTACAAGGCGGTGTCCAGAATCAAGAAAGCCCAGGATCGGGCCGCTGCCTATGATATGATTTGCGCTTATGCCCTTTATCAGACGGAACCCGATTTGGATAAGGCCCCCGACTCTGTAGCCATTGCTTTTGATTTGCTTCGCCCAGTCCTGGATAAAGCCAAGGAGAAAGCCGAAAACGGTAAAAACGGCGGAAGCAAACCGAAAGCAAACGGCAAGCAAACCGAAAGCAAACCGGAAGCAAACCAGAAGCTAGGGAATATCCCAAGCAAGAAAGAGGGGGAGAAAGAGATAGAGAAAGAGGTAGAGGTAGAGAGAGAGGTAGAGGTAGAGAGAGAGGTAGAGGTAGAGAGAGAGGTAGAGAAAGAGATAGAGATAGATAATATATCTCCTCTCATCGTACCTAACCCTAAGACTACACAAGGGGAGGTAACTTGTACAGCCCCAGCACCCCACGAACCGCCCCCTTGTCCACCCCAGGACCTCGGATGTTACACACGCCCTGTTGGAAATGATGGGAAAGAGGCCTATGGTGTCCGGCAGCTGGTGCGGCTCAGACAGAGCGAATATGATCGCCTGATTTTGGAGTTCGGAGAAATGAACGTTATGGTAGCCATTGCCCAGATGGGGAAGTGGCTCATGGAGACACCGGAAGAGGAACACCCTAAAGAACATTACCCTGTGCTCAGAAAAAAACTCAGGAAAGAGCCGTTGCTGCGGGATAATGGGCCGTAAAGCAGACCAGTATGGAGGATTATTTTAGGATGATGGACGAATGATACACCTAGGCGATATAACTAAAATCAACGGTGCCACTGCTCCAATCGTTGACTGCGTGATCGGCGGTAGCCCCTGCCAGGATTTGAGCATTGCCGGGAAAAGGGCCGGCTTTTCCGGGGAATTGACCTCCAGAATGGGGACCGGTGGCGGAAACGTGCCAATCATGTTCCGGCAACAGCGCTTTGGGAGCTACGACCTGGACAACGTAGCCGGGACCTGCAAGGCCAGGGACGGCAAGGGCGGAACCACAAATCTTGTGTGCGCCGTGGACTGCCGGAATGGAACAGAGAACCCGGAGACAAACGGGACGCTGCAAGCAAAATCCACGGGCGGCCAAAGCCTGAACCTGAACAACGTAGTCCGAGAGGCTATGACGGTTCGTCGGCTGACCCCCCTGGAGTGTGAGCGCTTGCAGGGATTCCCGGACGGCTGGACGGACATTGGGGAATGGGTGGACAGCAAGGGGAAAACCCGGAAAACTACCGATTCAGCCCGGTACAAAGCCTTGGGAAACAGCATTGCTTTACCGCCCTGGAAATGGGTGCTGAAACGGCTGTGCGCCCAGTACGAGCGGGACGCCACTATGGCAAGTCTTTTTGATGGAATAGGCGGTTTCCCGCGTATCTGGGAGCAGCTGAACGGAAAAGGGAGCTGCCTGTGGGCAAGCGAGATCGAGGAGTTCCCAATGGCCGTGACGAAGAAACATTTCGGATGACCATTTTCGTGGCCTCACGAAAATGATATAAGCCCGGGGCAACCCGGGCGGGAAGGAGATAACATGGAGAAACTAGAACCAATGGTATACTGCGATCACCGAATTGACCCCATCCGCATTGCAGACGGTGAATACCGTGGAATCCCATACTACGTGCTTAGCTTTGGAACACATCCTTGTGCCTATGTGGACATTGCTCCAATCGGAAGCATGGAAATCAACCCGGATGATATAGTCTGTCACGGAGGCGTGACTTATACCAATTATAGGTTAGCAACTGTAGAACGAGAAGGATGCTATATCGGGTGGGATTATGCACACTGCATGGACTATGACGGATACCTTGGGGCAATGCACGAATATGCGTTCGGCTTTGCAAAAAAGTGGATCACCTAGGAGATCGTAGCCGAATGTATGAATGTGATTGACCAGGTTTTAGGGATGAGGAGATAACAATGGACGAAATCAAATTGACGCCCTGCCCGTTTTGCGGTGGTAAAGTTAGCCTTGTTCTGTGCGATGACGAAGGAAATCTGCATGATGAGGCATATAGAGAACATCCCTATAGTGGGCTTGGCTTTATGCTTCACCACGCTCACGAGGAAAACCCGGAATGCCCGATTGCAAGCTATGAGTGCGATGGCGGGATTTTGGGCGGTGTGTATATTTACGACACGGAAGAACAAGCTGCTGAAGCCTGGAACCGGAGGGCTGACAATGGCTAAAGCGGTACTTATCAGCATCCGCCCGGAGTGGGTGGAGAAGATTACCAACGGTGAAAAGACGCTGGAAGTCAGAAAGAACTGTCCCAATATGGAACCGCCGTTTAAGTGCTATATCTACTGCACCAATAACGGCGGGTGTCTGGCAAACCGGGACGCGTGCCTGAATGGAAAAGTGGTTGCTGAGTTTGTGTGTGATACTGTTTTTCCAATACAAATCGAGTGTAATGCCCCAGCTGCTTTTGGTGCCGGTATCGAAGTCCCCGGTACTTGCCTTACAGACAGGAAAATCCTGGAATACCTTGGAAATGGAAAGCGAGGGTTTGCTTGGCACATTTCTGACCTGAAAATCTATGATACGCCAAAGCCACTGAGTGCATTCAAGGGGTTGCGGGAAACGAAATTTGGATATGCGCCCGCTGAAATTAAACGCCCGCCCCAGAGCTGGTGCTATGTGGAGGAATTGAGAAATGAGTGATTACATAAGCCGGGAGGCGGCGAGTGCGGATGAGTGCAAACACAAGATAAAAACACCATTCGCCAGAATCGTCGTGGAAGGAACGCCTGAAAAGCCGTGCTACAACATCTTGTACTTTGACCCAGCGGACGGAGAATGCCACATTGGGTTTGGCTCGTACTGCCTTGATAATGTGTTTAATTGGCTTGCAGAGGAATTCGAGATCACAGAACCCCGCGTCGACGTGGGGCTGGTGCGGAATGGGCGAAAAATTGAAGACGGAGACATAGGGGGTTTTTATCTGTGCTCTCTGTGCGGCGAATGTTTGCCGTATGGTGCAAACTATTGCCCAAGCTGCGGCGCTAAAATGGATTTGGAGGACGAAAATGGCAATTGACAGTATAATGACGATCCTTGAGCAAGTTGCCCGCAACGTTGGTTTTGCATTGATGGTGGTTGGCGGACTTTTGCTATTTGGGGTGTTAGTCGCCATTTCCGTCCGGATTATGTGCGAGCTGTGGATAGGAGCCAGCAACAGATTCAGGGACATCTGTAAAGCAGAGAGCTTAATCCATGAGTACCGCAGAGACAGAGAAAAGTTTATTAAATGGATGGAAATGGAGGGCGAAAACAATGACGATTGACCGAGCAATTGAAATCCTGAACCCGGAACACCGGGAGTGCTATGACGGTCTGGACGAGGTAAACGAGGCCTGCCGGATGGGCATGGAGGCTTTGGAACGGACAAGGTGGATCCCGTGCAGTGAGAGGATGCCGGAGAGACCCGGAGATTATCAGGTTTGCACCAAGAATGAATACTACGGTACAAAAAATGTTGCCAAGCGATATTTTAACGGTGACTGTTGGAGCGGAAGGTGGACTAATATCACCCACTGGATGCCGCTGCCTGAGCCACCGGAGGAGGTACAGAAAAATGAGTGAAAGACAAGAACACCGTAAGCGCCTTAACGCTAGAATTGCTTACGCTGCCGCTATTGAGCGGTGGGCGAAGAATCAGCCGTCACGCATTCGGTTCTTTGCCGTCAGACGCTGGCTAAAAGAGATGCCGAGGAGGGAAAATTTTTATGCGGTTGATTGATACCAAACCCACCTACATGGACTGCTGGTACTTTATCGCCCCGCTGCTTCCGGTGAGCACCGACTTTGAAAGAGGTGTGTACGTCACGGTTTTCCGCGTGCTGAAAGAAGCGGAGGAACGGCGGATTGCCGAAAAGCGGAAGGAGAAGCCCAAAGATGAAAAAAATTAACGACTACCTCACCACCCCGGACCTGCTGTGTCAGCTGGCGGAGGAGGCCTCTGAGCTGGCCCAGGCGGCCTTAAAGCTCAAACGGGCTATGGAGGGCACCAACCCCACGCCGATGAGCGTAGAGGAATGCGTGGCGAACATGGACGAGGAGATTGCCGATGTGTCACTTTTGGTGGATCTCCTGGGATACAACAAAAGGGAGCATCTATTGTCCCAGGGCCGTGTTGCGTATAGGAAGGCAGAGCGCTGGCTGAAACGTCTGGAAGAAGCAGAAGGGGGTGGTACTAATGCCCAGGCCACCCAAAAACCTCCCGTGACTGCTTCCTCTGCTGCAAAGACTGCCCGGACCGCTACCCGGCCTGTTCCGCCCACTGTGAGCGCTACGCCGCCGGGAAAGCGGAGAAAGAGCGAATCGATACCGCCCGATACGAGGCCACCCGGTGGAATCGGCGGTATGTGGGCGGACATTATCATCAAACAAGGAGGGAGTACCGCAAATGAAAGATATCGTCTTAGAATCCGCCATTGAGGATTACGATGGACTTCTTTCCGCCGAAGCGGTGGAGCGCCTGGTAAAACGCTGGCGTGTGTTTATCAAGTATGATTCGGACGATTCCTGGAGTGAGAACCTTTATGCGTTCCTGGATTTCTCCGCCGAGAACGGTTATAAGCCGGGATATAAAATTCTCCGCCGCCGAAAGGATCAGCCCTACAGCCCGGAAAACTGCTATTTCGGCCTGAACAATTACGCCGAACCGCCCCCTCAGGACCAGGCAGTAAACCCAAAGGAGAACCCGGCCCAGCGGTGGAACCGGTGTGTGTACGAGTACAACCGGCAGCGAGTGGCCGCCTACCGGGGGTATAACGGATAGGAAGGAGCATATAGCATATGCGTAACAGTAATGAGTCAGACGGTCAGCCCGTCTGTGACGATACCTGCATTGGCTGCCGCCACTTCTACGGCGCATATGAAAATACACGATGCTGCAACTATTATTTTGATACGGGCCGCCGCCGTCCCTGTCCTGCCGGGGCAGGGTGTACGGTGTTCAAACCGCCCCCAAAACGGAAGGGCTACAAATCTTTCTCTTGAAATTTGACAAATCTGAAATCTTTGTAATAATCCCCCTTATAGAAAGGGGGATTATTTTGGAACTTTTAGCAAGCTATATTATCCCATTGGACACAAGAACGAAAAAGAACCATATGACCATTGCGGGCACCGGGCCAAGATGCCCACTCTGCAAAAAATTCAAGCGGCAGTTCATCCGCCAGGGCCACGCAAACACCAAGTACACCGCCCAGGCCGCCCACTATCTGAATCCCAAGCCGCCCCAGCCTTTGGGCGGCCCTCTGTGGGTCATCTACCATGTGTATATGCAGACCCACCGCCGGGTGGACGACCTGAATCTGTACGGGTCCTTGGACGACCTGATCGTGAAGGAAAAAATCATCAAGGACGACAATACCTCTGTCATCCGTTGCCGGGATGGCAGCTTTGTGGGCTACGACAAGGCGAACCCACGGGCAGAGATATTCATTTACCGGAAGGAGGAAGATCATGGCAGACCAGAAAATGTTCACGATTGATAAGTTCCTGGGTCTCAACCAGGCGGGGGACGGAGACACAGAGCTGAAGATGGGAGAGGCCTCCAAAATGGTGAATTTCACCGTTACGGATGCTTTCAACATTGCCACACGTCCAGGAGTATCATATGAGCGTCTTCTTCCGGACCAGCCCGCCGTCCTTCTGGATGCCTGGGCTGGTCAGATCGGGGACCGGGAGCGGCTGATTGCCGTCACTTTGGAGGCGGGAGCGGATGTGATCCGGCTCTATAAGTTGGCCGATACCGGGCACTTGCAGGAAATCACAAGCCGCACCCAGGCCCTGAATATCCAGTCCGCCGGGGAGAATACCATGATTATCCCCTTCGGGGACAGTGTCTATATCTTCTCCCGGGCCGGGGGCATTGCGGTGGTGTCGCCGGCGGATACAGTGGAGGCAGCTTCCCCCTATGTGCCCTTGGTCATTGCCGGAGCCGCCCCGGCAGGAGGCGGCACGGAGCTGGAAAAAATCAACCTCCTCTCTCCCCACCGCCGCATGGATTTTTCGGCGGACGGAACATCCACCGCCTACCTGCTTCCGGATGAAGCCGCCGCCGTGGTCTCCGTTGCCGTAGACAATGTCGTGCTGGAGTCCCCCGGCACCTTTGACCCCGCTTCTCATACCTTCACCTTCACCAAAGCACCCATCAAGGGCGTGGGGAATGTGGAAATCACCTATTCCGTCTCCGAGGCGGAGGCATCCAGGGCGGCAGAGCAGATCCGCCGCTGCACCCTCTGGGAGACCTTTAATGGCTCCACAGACTCCCGGCTCTTTCTGGCCGGTGACGGCTCCAACCGCTGCTATTATTCCGGCACCACCCAGTCCGGGGAAGCCTCTGCCCTCTATTTCCCCGCCGGAAACGAAATTGCAGTAGACCTGTCCGGCTCCACCGTCACCGCCCTGCGCCGCCATTATTCCCGGCTCCTTGTGTTCAAGCAGGATGGGACCTTTGCCATTACCTACGAGCCGGTAACCCTTACAGACGGCTCCACAACAGCTGGATTCTATCTGCGCCCTGTCAACCGGGAGTTCGGCAACGATGCGCCGGGCCAGGTCTGCACCGTCAACAACTATCCCCGCTCCTTTTCTCACGGCGGCCTATATGAGTGGCGTATTACCTCCTCCTATTACCGGGACGAGCGCTACGCCGTCCGCATTTCTGATTCGGTCAGAACGGCTATGGATGGGGCGGATACAAGCAAGCTCTTCGCCTACGATGATGGGGCGAACAAAACCTTTTATATCTTCCTCAACGATAGCCTGGGCACTGTCCTGGTCCACCGCTACGCCCTGGGCAGGGAAGGAGTCTGGTGCCTGTACCGGGGCCAGGCCTTCAGAAATATCCGGCGTGGTTTCCATTTTGCGGGCAGCTTCTATTTCTGCGGTCTGCGGGATACACTCCACCCGAACCAGTTCCTGTCCTTTGAAGACGGGCGTATGGGCGACAACTGGGGCAGCGGCACAGAGCCGGTCACGGCCCTGTGGGAATCCGGATTTATGGCTTTCGGAGCGGACTTCCTCAAAAAGTATGCCAGCCAGATCTATGTTTCCGTTTTGCCACAGGCCAATTCCTGCCTCTATATCACCGTGGAGACGGACAGAAAATCGGAGTACACCCAAAAGGCCATTCAGAAGAACCTGTTTTCCTTTTCCTCTCTCCGGTTTTCCTCTCTCACCTTCAAAACGCTCCAATCTCCTACCATTTCCCGGGTCCGCATGAAGGTAAAAAAATTCATCTATTACAAGCTGAAATTCCGTGTCACAGACCCCGGCACCCGGGCCACGGTCCTTGGCTGTGACCTGGAGATTCGCTACGGCGCAAAAGCCAAGTAAAGGAGGTACAATATGACAACTGTGCAGCAGATTTATGACATGGCAATTCATATCCTGGACGAGCAATCTGAATCCAGCGGTATAACCATGACAGAGGACACCGCCGAATACAAGTTCCGGACCATTTCCATTCTCAATTCGGTGATCCCGGCCCTTGCCCCATTCTCTTCGGAGTATGACCCTCTGGACCCGCCCCCGGCCCTGGACTGGTCGGACTACAAGAATCCGGACATGGACCAGATCATTCAGCTGGACGACCGGCTTTCTTTGCCGCTTCTGCCCTACTTCCTTGCGGCAAAGCTGATCCAGACGGAAAACGAGTCCTTGGCGGCCCTGTGCATGAACCAGTACAACATGACGTTGCAGGATATCCGCAGCCGCGCCCCGGCAACGTTTGAAAAAATCCCCATTTCCCACGGGCTTTTCTGAGAGGTGATGTAAATGCCCACAAGCTACAAAGATTTCACGGCCACTTCGGCCCTGAATGAAGACAAGTACGTAAACAAACTTTACGACAAGCGGCAGGAGTCCCAGCAGGGCCTTTTGAAGCAGAACCAGCAGGCCCAGGCCGGTATCCTGGACCAGAACGCTCAGAACACCCAGGCCAAAACAAACGAATATCAGGATAGGACCCAGGTGGAGGCACAGAAAGCCGCTCAGAAGCCCACATACCCCGCACAGCGGCTTTCTTACGGAGCCAATGTTCAATCATCCCTGTCCCGTGGCAATCAGCTTCAGAGGGACACCACGGCCCTCAACGCCCAGCAGTCACAGGCCGAGGCGGAAATTGAGCGTCAGCGCCAGGACCTTGCCGCCAAGTATTCCGCCGCCATCCAGCAAGCCACGGCGGAAAATGATATGCAGCGCGCCCAGCAGCTCTATGATGCCGCCAAGGCCGAGGAGAAGAAGCTCCAGGACCTTCGGAAGGAGGCCGCAACCTTCATGCAGGGCAAGGGGGATAAAACGATCCTCAATTCCATTGTCGCAGGAAACCCAGTCCAGCGGGACACCACATCGGAGACCTTGCCGGAGGTCCTGCGCAACGAGGAGCCTATCAATAAAATCTACGATGCCAGCTACCAGGCCAAACAGGCCCAGCAGCAAGCAGAGTATCAGAAGGCCCTGTCCGAACTCGATGCCCAGCAAGCCGCCCAGCAGCGCCAGACAGACGCCGCCCTGAATGCCGCCTATGTGGATGCCCTCCAGAAGTCCCGGAACTATGCCGAGACCCAGGGGGCCTATGGCATGGGTTCCGGCACCTTGGCAGATGCCCAGCTGTCCCGGGAGTTGGGACTGCAAAAGGATTTGACGGACCTTCGCACCTTGCAGCTGTCCAAGGGGGCCGCACTGGATCAAAAGGCATATGATGCCGGAGCCGCCTACCGGGAAGCCCTGCAAAAGGAAAATGCGGAAAACGAGCTGAAGCGTGCCCAGGCCCTATTTGGTGCCGCCTCTGACGAGCAGGACCAGCTTCTGGACACCCAGAAGTGGCTTGGAGAGCTTTATGCCAAGAAGGGGGACTATTCCATTCTGGGCAAGCTCTACGGCCTCACCCCGGAGCAAATTGCAAAGCTCAACCAGAAGAGCGACAACGGAGTCAGAGGAAAGCCACTCACCGGAATCCCGGCCCTGGATTACGGTGTTGCGGGTGGAGGATCCGGCGGGGGAAGTTCCGGGGGAAGTTCCGGGGGAGGCTCCTGGGGAGGAACTTTCGTTCCGTCCAAATTCCCATCTCAGCCCGGCGGACCATATGACCCGTTTAAATAAGGAGTTGATTTCATGGCATATGAAATGGTAGCTGAAGAGGAAAAAAAGAAAGCTCAAGCAGCATTAAAAGAAGCTGCACCGTACAAAAATGACCCTGTGCAATTCAGCAATGCGTTGAAAGACGCAGTGAATCGACGCATGGACCCTATCTACAAGGCGCTGACAACTACCAACCAGCACCCTTGGCGTGCGCCGAGCCAAATTCAGAAGCAGCAGAAAGCCGCCCAAGAAAAAACAGTTTCGCTTACAGAAAAAACGCAGAAAAAGCAGGAGAAGAAGGATAAGGCTGATTCGGCTATGTCGCTGTATCAGCAGTCCAACCCTTCCAAGCCCCAGCAGAACTATCAGCAGCAGCAGAATCAGGTCCAGACGGAGCCGGACAAGAAGAACGCCCTGTCCTATCTGGAGCAGCAGACCACCGGGCAGCAGACCACCCAGCAGGTCCGGGAGCTTCAGCTCAAAAAGGCCCAGCGTCAGGCGGACGAGCAGCTGAAAGCGGCGGAGAATGCGCAGAAGGATAATGAGATTTTCCTGTCAGACTACGATGAAATCAGCGCTATGTCCCCCCAGGAGATCCAGGAGCTGGAGGCCTACACTACGGCCAGGGACCAGGGCAGTTCGACGAATCTTCTGACGGAGCTTTATTTACAGTCAAAGCGGAAGAAATCCGCCGGTTCCCTCCTGGAGAAGTACGGGCAGAAACGGCTGGACGAGTTGGCGGAAACCTACGGCAGGGCACGCCACCAGCAGCAGGAGCAGCAGGTCCAGCAGAAGGCAAAGGAGGACGTATCCTCCACCGGCGGCGCTGTGACGCGCTCCATTGGCACGGTGGTAACCGCTCCACTCCAGGGCGCAATGTCCGTCAAGGGCCGTCTGGATGAATTAAGCAACAGGACTGGAAGATATAGCACTTTGGAGCCCTTTGTTCCCATGGATGCGGCCCGTGTGTATAATAATACAGTCAGGTCCGAAGTTGCCCAGAATATGGCCGGTGACGGGTCTAACCCCTTGCGCAAGGGTGCGGCTGTCCTCTATCAGGCAGCTGCTGGAACCGTCAGCTCTCTTGCCAATGCCATTGTCCTTGGCCCCGGCGTTGGTATGGCGGTCAATGCTACCAATCAGTTCGCCCAGACCGTTGCCGAGGCCTCTGCCCAGGGTGCTACTCCGGAGCAAGCCTACCTTTACGCCACGGCCAATGCGGCAGTTGACGCACTCACGGACAAAATTCCTCTGGACCAGTTGGCCAACGTGGCCCTGGCCGGGAACACCAATGTCTTTGTGAATATGCTCAAACAGGCAGGTATCGAGGCATCCAACGAGGGCGCTTCCATTCTTGGCTCCTACATTGCCGAGGCGGCGATCCTGAAAGATTCCTCCCAGTATAGCCAGTCTGTGGAGGCATACATGGACAAGGCGTTGTCTCAGGGAACGTTTGAGACCGAGGCAGAGGCAAGAGCCTGGGCGGAACATCAGGCGGACAAGGATGTTTTGGCCCAGGCCGAGCAGCAGCTTCTGGTTGCCGGTATTTCCGGCGGTGCTTCCGGTGCTGTTGCTGCCGTCAAGGGCAACGCCGCGCAGAAGCAGCTGGCCCGGCAGGAGAAGGCCGCCCAGGCGATCCAGGCCGAGGCGGAGCGTCAGCAGCAGGAGAAGGCCGGCGGTCAGATGTCCATGGACCAGGTCCAGCCCCAGAAGACCCCCCTCACCCCGGAGGATGTCCAGCGGCAGGACCAGGCCATTACAGATACCATTGACCAGGTCCGGGACGGTCAGCTTGGCATGGAGCAGCTGCCGGACCAGCCCTTGCAGACTCCCCAGCAGCCGGAATCCCAGCAGCCCAATACCGTCTCCGACATCGTGGAGCAGATGGTCCGGGAGAATCAGGCCCAGAAGATGACACCGGAGCAGATCCAGGACATTGCCCAGGAGGCGGTAAGCGGCGGGCAGGGAAAGGCGGAGGAGCAGAGCGGTGAAGCGAATACCCAGCCAGCCTCCACCCAGGAGGTGGCAAATTCCGATTCTGTCAGACCGGACCGGCCAGACCCGCAAAGGCAGAAAAGGTCCATCCAGCAGCCCCAGGCGGCGGTTTCCCCTGAACAGGCAGTCCAGGATACCGTGCAGAAAATGGTGGAGCAGAAGTCCACCCAGGCCGCCCAGGGGCCTGATAAGATGGTGCAGGACGTGGCGCAGAATGTGGTGACCTCTGCCCAGCAGCCCACCCCCGAGCAGCTGGTGCAGAATGCCGCCGAAGAGGCCACAAGAGCAACCAGAGGCGAAGCGGTGGAGCCGGTTGCATCTGTGGGAGGCGGTGGAGCAACGCCACCCGCTGATACGTTAGGAATGCAGAATGCCCCCAGTGCTGATACCGAAAAATCTCGTTCTGTAACGAATTCCGGGCTGAACAGTCAGGATCCTGATATCCGGGCCGGATATCAGCAGACTCTACAGCAGGATCCGAAAGCCGGTGATTATCAGGTAAAGCATAACGCAGATACCCTCTCAACCGCGCAGCAGCGCACCAGCACCCCGGAAAGGGTACGTGCTGAATATGATTACCTCATGCAAAAACAGGATTCCTGGACCGCCGAGGACGCTGCAACAGGCCGTCTTGTTGCAAAGGAGTTGTTTAAGTCCGGGGATGCGGATGGAGTCACCGCTATGAATAAGCAGCTTGCCCGTGTTGCCACCAATGCGGGCCAGGTTTCCCAGGCATTTGCCATCACCGGGACTATGCGGGACGCAGCAGATCCGCAGTCTGCGGTTGAATCCGCTACCGCTCGAATTATGGCAATGAAGCAGGAGAATACGACATACGACCCCGGAAAAAGCGGTCAGACTTTTGACCAGTGGAAGGACAGCATTGCCAAGGAGTATACCCGGCTTGGTATGGCGGTTGAGAATATCCCGGATGGAGATACAAACGCCATGCGTGATGTGATCCGGCAGATTGCCAAATCCAGAAAAACAACCGCTTGGTTCGGAACTTCTGATAAACTGGCTGCAAATGCGGAGCGCATCCTGAAGAAGCTGGACTTTGATACGCTGAAAAGAATTGCAGACACCCAGATTGCGGCCATGCCTGACGATTTCAGGAAGCGGACAAAGGTCGAAATTGCCGCCGGCATCAGAAAGCAAAGTATGCTTTCCAGCTTGAAGACATTCGGAAGAAACATTGCTGGAAATGCGGCAACGGGTTTCTTGGATTCTGCAAGCGATAGCACCACCGGATATCTTGTGGATTCCATGCTTTCGAAAGTCACCGGAAAACGGACCGTTGGAAACGACCTGGCCAGAAGCAAGGAGTATATGGATGCGGCGAAGGATGCGGCAGATTTTGCCTCCCTCTGCGTGGAGCTGAATGTGCCCATAGAAACGGATGCAAATGCCGCGTTCGACTCTGCTACGGCGGCAAACAGAAGCGGCAAATTCATCGGGAAAACCTTCCGTTCAAACGGAAACTTTATGATGCGGTTCCTTTATGGCTACCAGAAATATATGAGCTATGCCCTGGAGGTTTCCGATAAGGTTTTTGAGGGCGGTACAAATTCGGCTGTTACGGAAAGCCTGAACCGTTTGAAGGATTCCGGCCTGAGTAATGAAGATGTACAGCAGCTTGCAGAATACACCGCAAATCGAAGAACGTTCAAGGATGCTACCTGGGAAGAGGATGGAAAAGTTCACGGATCCAATATGTCCAGAGTAGCACAGAATATCAAAAATATTGGCAAGGGAACAGATGCGGAGCCTTTTGTCAGTGCCGCAACAGATGTGGTCATGCCTTTTGCCAGCGTCCCAATGAACGTAAAGCAGACCGGCATTGATTACAAAATCGGAATTGCGAAAGGTGCTTATGAAATCTGCAAAATTATCAGCGATGCAAGGCACGGAAAAGAAATCAATGTGGCACGTCAGCGTCAGGCTGTCAGTGACTTCTCCCGTGGCACGACCGGCCTGGTGCTTACAGGTATTATGACCGTTGCGGCGGGCAAGGGAATTATCCAAGTACATGACGATTCCGACAAGAATAAAAAAGCCATGGAGCAGTCTGAGGGTCTGAGCGGAGCACAATTCAACTGGTCTGCCTTTTCCCGTTCGTTAGACGGTGAAAGCGAAAAATGGCAGTCTGGAGACATTGTTTCCAGTGTTGACTTTTTGGAGCCGTTCAATGACCAGATGTACCTTGGCGCCGAACTCGCCAAAGATGATTCTGTTCGGGAGTTTTTGGAGAATCCCAGCTTTGAAACAGTGAATCCGGCAATGGCAAAAGCCTGGGCGAAGGGATCTCTTCTCTCCACGGCCTCTTCTTTCCTGGACAGTCCGATGATGGACGGCCTTTCTCAGATGTCTGATTTGATATCCAGTGCCATCACCGCCGTAGGGACCGGAAATGCCGATGATGTGAAAAATGCGGCTTACGAATACGCCGGAAGCGCCGCAAGCTCTTTTATCCCGCAGTTTGTCCGGCAAGCGGCCCAGACAAAGGATGGATACTACAGGGATACAAGAGGTGAAGACTCTGCGGAGTACGCCAAAAACAGCGTTTTGAATGCCTTGCCTGGTGCGTCTGAGTCCCTCCCGAAGAAGGTAAACGGATTCGGTGAGGAACAAAAGCGCGGAGGGTTCGTTTCGAACTTCCTGGATCCTACCAATACCCAAAAGTTGAAGCTCAACGAAGTATCCGACGACTTGGCGGAACTCAGCCAGAGCCCTGATGTAAGCAATATTTATCCGGAGCGTCAAGCACCCCTGACGGTCAAAAATGCGGTTGGCGAAGAAGTACGCCTGACAGGGGAGCAGCGGGAGACATACCAGAAAGAGTATGGTGAGAAAGCGTCCGGATATTATAAGGGGCTTATGGGCAGCAAGTATTTTAAGGCCCTGCCGGATGAACTAAAGGGGGATGCTCTCCAGAAAGCCAAGGAATACGCCGCAGACTCCGCCAGGGCTTCCGTTACGGATTACAAAGCCACCGAAAGGGGAAATACCAGAACGGTTGTAGACGAAATTGTAGGCGAAGTGGTCAAAACCAAGGCGACTTCCACTATGACCAGTTTGGAAACGGCCTGGAAAAAAGGAATGGATACAAGTGCTGCGGAAAAAGAACTGTCTGCGCTTTACGGCACATATGGGGAGCAGTCCGAAACCATTCAGAAGGCCATCATGGATGCAGCCGAGGGAAACACCAAGAAGTATCTGGAAGGCCGCCAGTCTGGCCTGTCCTCTCAAAAAACCCTGTCCGCCCTGAAATCTGTCCAGTCTGTGCCAGCGGAAAACCGTGGGAAAATCGGCTATCAGCTGCAAGCCATTTCCAGCACAAAGGGCCTGTCTGAAGAAGATATGGACGCTGCTATGAAGCTCTATATGCCGGACTATGATCCTTCTTCGAATGAGCCGAATGTGACCGAAGTCGTCTATGATTATCTGCGTAAAGAAAAAGGGTATTCAGCAGAGGATTATGCTTCCTTCAAGTATGCCTATAACCTTGCCGCCTCTGACTACGGAGACAAAAACGGAAAGGTAAAAAAGGGCGAATACATTTCTGCCATGCTGGATATGGGCTATGACCAGGCAACCGCAAAAGAAATCTTTGACACATTGTGGAACGGGTCCTCCAAGAGACACAAGGCAGTTCAGCAACAGGCACTTGACCTCTACGGATAACCACCACCTGCAAAGGCAGACCGCCAACAACGGTCTGCCTTTTTTCTGAATATTTCTATTTGCTCCTATTTACTTTTTCTTTTGACCGTGTTACATTGGTGTTACCAACAAAAAATAAAAAAGAGGCTATATCATGAACTGTATCAAATGCGCAAGGGAAATCCCGTCGGATTCCAAGTTCTGCCCATATTGCGGGAAGCCGCAAGTTCCCGCAAAAAAGCACCGCAAGCGGCCAAACGGATCCGGGAGTATCGTGAAACTGTCCGGCAACCGCTCCAAGCCCTGGGCGGCAAAGAAAGCCGGAGTGCTGGTTGGCACATTTTCCACCCGTGGGGAGGCCGCAAAAGCTTTGGAGCGTATCACAGACGCAACAATAAATGACCGCTATAATTGGACATTTACCCAGGTGTACGAAGCCTGGAAGCCTGGGCATGACCTGACGGTAGGGGATGACGGCAAGAAGTCTACAGTCACCGCTTATAACGCTTGCGCAGAACTCCACGATTTGAAATTCCGCTCTCTCCGGAAATCCAGCTTTCAATCCGTGCTGGATCGTCTTACCGTTGAGGGGAAAAGCAAATCTACCTGTGAGAAAATGCTCCAACTCTTTGGCGCAATGTCAGAGTGGGCTATACAAGAGGATATTATGCGCATAAATTATGCGAGATATTGCAAAATATCCGCAAAACAGCACGAAGAGGGGAAAGTCATCCCCTGGGAATACATCTTGAAAATCCGGAATGCCAAAGCCAAGGCATCCAAAATCGCCATAATTATCATTGCCTCCGGCTGCCGTCCCTCAGACCTGTTCCGTGCAAAGACAGAGGACTGTGAGGAAAACTATTTTGTTTCCGGCTCCAAGACGAAGGCCGGTAGAAACAGGACAATCGTCATAGAGCCGATTGGGCTGGATGCCTACCACTCCATCCTATCCGCCGCCAGAGAAAAAGGAACAGAAAAGCTCCTGGGAGGCTACAGTGGAAATAAAGAATACCGCAATTTCGCCCGCCGTGATTTTTCTGCCCTCATGGAAGAAGTGGGCCTGACCGGATACAGTCCTTATGACTGCCGTCATACTTATTCCACTTACGCAAAACTTGCCAAAGTAGACCCATATCTTCTAGCAAGAAGTGTAGGTCATGCAGACCCCAGCACCACCGACAAATACTACATTCACCTGCAAAGTCAGGAGGTTTACTCCATGATTTCAGAATACGACATTTTCCCACGTTGGAAACAAATTAGTAACACAGAAAAACACACCTAAAAAATCCGAACTTTTTCAAAGAGAAAAGCCGTGAAAACCTTCGTTTTCACGGCTTTTTGTGGTGACCCGCCGGGGATTCGAACCCCGGACCCACTGCTTAAAAGGCAGTTTCTGGATGCGTTTTCTTTAAAATAATTCCTATTTTACTTTATTCTTATAATATAATGCGTTTTTATATTATAAAATCCTTTTTATAATTCGTACAAATCTTTGCTGGTTAATAACAAATTGGTAACACCGTCATTTACTGCCTGTACATAGCTTGCAGCACTCCGACTTCCTCTGCCCGCTCAATATCCCGCTTGTGCAGGTACTCATAAACGGCCATCATAGCTTCAGGCGGCTCGCCCTTCTTCTTGCGGTAGTCATCGATGTGGGCAACCACAGCCTTGTGCAGAGAATTCATGTGATTCATTTCCTCGCCGCTTAACCTGTAGAAGAGATCGGAAAGTTCCAGATCGGGAGACTTGTATTCCAGCGCCAGCTTTGCATAGGTGTGGGCATCGTCCAGCTCATCCTCTATGTGCTCCATCAGCATTTTGATTACTTTCATGTGGCTATGCCTCCTTTATGTATCTCAGAAGTTTGTCAACCTCTGCCCTGTCAAAGGACAGCTTGCCAACAAACGGAATGTCAAATTCCAGTGGGTTGCGAATTTGTGGCGCAAAAGCATTGTACAGTGCGTCTTCATCAATTTTCCCATCATCAAAAACGCCTGTCATCTTCACCGCCGGAATTCCTTCCATCTTCTCAAAAAGCTGTGGGGCCCGCTGTGCGTAAAGGGATACAGCGCCAGCGACAGCAACTGCTTTCATTTCCGGGAAATGGGGAAGGACTTCTTTTTCAATGTACCGGAGAACCCCCGATACAAAACGCTCTTTTGAAACCATGTGTACCTCCAATTGGGGCGGCAAATGCCGCCCCTGTTTGTGTTTAGCCAGCAGCGGCAGCGGTAGGCGCAGTCCAGCTATTCTTTGCGGGCATGGGTTCAGGGCACACATTCCCAATGGGAATAACGGTCTTGGTCAGCCCGGAAAGGGTGTTCAGCGCATTCTGCATACAGCTGATGTTTGCGGTGATCTGAGCGTTGACAACCGCCTGAGCGGAAATCTGCCCCTCAACGCCACGCAGACGAGCGTCCATATACTGGTACATGTCCAGCATTTTCTTGTCCGTGTAGGTGTTGGCATCCCGCAGCTTGATATCAGCCTTGAGCGCCGCAATTTCAGCGGACTGCCCAGCCTCATACCGGTTCACAACGTGGTCACCTTCGGAGCAGCCGTTCGCATTGATACCACCCGCCATGCTCAGCAGGGTAGCAATGCCGCCAATGTAGCCGCCAATACCGCCGACACGGTCAGCAGCGGTGAAATTAAGAGCCATACAAAGCCCTCCTTCAGAAATAGTTTAGAAGTGGCCACCTTCTGGATATAGCATAGCAAAAACCCCGGCGATGGAATCATCATCCATTCGCCGGGGTTTCATCGTATAATCGTCAGAAAATCGTCAAGCGATATCAGAATTTTAGATTTTCAGGGAGTTTATCACTGTACTTTCTGCAAAATTCATATTCCTTTTTCAACTTTCTGACCGTTCTTGTAATAGTGGCTTGGGACACGCA